GTCTACGTTCGGGAAAGGCTGGACTGCGCGCATCGCTGATGTCAAGGCCCAGATCAAAGCACTATGCGCATAATCTTGCTCTGTCTTTTATTGTCGGGCTGTGCGCCAGCAAAGTATATCTTTGACTGCACAGTCACTCAGCCAAGGAACTGTAACTGATGCTTAAGAACTGGAAAACCACAATCCCTGGCGTCCTCACGCTGATCGGCGTTCTCTTCAACGCATGGCAGACCAAGACGATTGACTGGACGACGCTACAAGGCGCGCTGGTCGGTGTTGGCTTGCTCGCCGCTAAGGACTTTAACGTCACCGGCGGCGCATGATCACGGTATTAGTTTTCGTCGGCGTTCTGAGCGTTTTTTATTTGCTGTTTAAAATGCTGACGGTAGATGAACGCGAACGCGGACGGTTAGAAGAGATCGTCCGTAGCGCAGACGCTGCGGCTAAACTGAAAGAAAAGCAGACCAATGTTGTCATGGCCCCTAAAACCGTGGACGATACTGCTACTGATCTCGACAACGGCACTTTCTAGTTGTCAAACAACAAGCGGCGGGTCATGCCCGCCACTCGCTCAATACTCACTCGCCCAACAGCGCGCTGTTGCCGCTGAACTGAGGCGGCTCCGTGGAACCGAAACGGCTCAGTTTATCGTCGATTACGGAAAGCTCCGCGCGGCGTGCAGGCTTTAGCTCTTGCTTAACCGCAGGTTTCAACTCAGCGCGCTTCTTATATCCAATGTTCGCGCCGCTATCAGCTTTCTGAGTTACATAATCCGCTGCAAACATAGCCGCAAACGCTTCATAATTCATCGCGTCAATGCGGCTATCAAGATGCGTAGGGTCGCTAAAAGCCCGCGAATTTTTAACGCAGACCATAATGGTTGCAACTTCTAGTGGATGCACATCGCGCCCCAACCGCAACGAAGCAAGATCAGCTATAAGCTGAAAATTGTCTTCAATACCGCCATACGTTTCTCCACGTTCGGCAATAATATTAGCGGCTTGTCTTAGTAGCTCTGTAGGTGTAGGCATCTTTTAACAGTTCCTCTCTTTCGCGCAACACTCGAAGAATGTTGTAGCGTTGGTGCAAGCGGGTCATAATAAATGCGCGCCGCCCGTTCGCGCGTTCATCCTGAAGGAGCTTGTAGACCTCCTCCTCGGATAAATCGGATAGTTTCTTATTCAGTTCGTTCCAGTGCATAGTTCCTCCAACGCCAGTTCAGACATGGAGCGCTTGTCTCTTAGCGCTGATTGGATCTTTTCGTCGATGGTGTTAGCACAAATAATATTGTAGCACCAGACATTTTTTGTTTGCCCGCTGCGGTGCAGGCGTCCGATGGTTTGCTCATACAGCTCCAACGACCAGGGCAGCGACAGAAAGATGATCTTGTTGCCGCCGAACTGTAGGTTCAACCCATGACCGGCAGACTTAGGGTGGATCGCAAGCAGCTCAATCTCGCCAGCGTTCCAGCGCGCGACGGCGTTGTCTTCATCTATCGTTGCGATCTTATAGCGGCGCTGAAGCGCGGCTAACTCTTCCTTGTAATTGTAGACGATGATGGTGTTGTCGCGCTGGTTTTCTTCCAGTATTTCCTCCAACATTTCAAACTTATGGAGGCTGACCCATTCCGAGCCAAGTGATCCATAAATGAAACCGCCCGCAAGTTGTTGAAGTTTTTGCGTAACAACTGCCGCCGTTGGAGCGCTGATGGTCTGACCAAGTTCAATTACGAACTCCCTTTTCATCTTATTGTAGTGCGTCATGTCCATCGTGCAGCGCATATCGACGACGTGCAGCTCTGGTAGTTTATCCTTATACTCGCCCGCTTCCAGAACATATGTCGCGGGCTTGATGACAGACATCACGCTCGGCAGCGCAGTCGGCAACGGCGTCCATTGTTGATATTCACGGTTGATGCAGTAGAAATATTGTTGCAAGAACGCGCCCTTGCTGCGGCCAAGCAGCGACTGATCGACGACCTTGCACTGACCGAACACGTCCTCTAAACCGTTAGACGTGAACGAGCCGGTCAGGCCCCACCGAATCGGGAAGTTGTCAAGTATTTTCAAAAGATATTTAAAGCGCTTTCCACTAGGATTCTTAAGCCGCGTCAGCTCGTCGAAGACAATACCGTCAAAGCCTGTCGCGTCTATGGATGGTATGTTGTCGTAGTTCGTCACGACCACATCGGCGTCAGACGCAAACGCCGCTTTGCGCTGCGCTGGCGTTCCGACAGCGACGGATATAGGCATCTCTGGTGTCCATTTCGGCCCTTCAACCGGCCACACGTCAGTGCAGACGCGCTTAGGCGCAAGCACAAGCCAGCGATCCACGAAGCCTTTCTCCAGCATATCGCGCATCGCTGTTAATGTTATTGCAGTCTTCCCCGCGCCTACTGGCGCAAGGATCATGGCGCGGTCGTTTGCGAAGAGGAAGTCCGCTGCCTCATCTTGATAGGGTCGGAGCTTCATTTTTTTGGCGTCGTAAGCAAAAATTTCATAAGTGCTTTTGTTGCAATCCCAGTAATAAGATGCACGCGAAACATTGACATAGCTTTTTCGTCATCAATAATGTTTAAATACACTCCGTCTGCCTCTCCGCAACTTTCTGCAATTATTGTTCGTAGCTTTGACTCAAATTTTTCTAGCTCTTTAATTCTCTTTCTAGCGCCCATCGGTCTACTTGCTCCCTATTCCACAAACACGCGTAATGCTGATTCATACGCTTCATGTCTTGTGCAAAGATCTTTTGCAGCGCCGACAACTTGCCGCCGCTTGTTTTTAATTCGATAAACCACGTCTCGCCGTTTGGCAGACAGACGATCCTATCTGACACGCCGCGATGCGAGAGTGAGTTGAATTTGTAGGCTTCGCCGTCCATAGCGCGGACGGTCTTAACCAAATATTTTTCAATGTCTGACTCGTTCATAAAAAAAGTATTGCATAATCACAAAAAGTTGTCTAGTGTGATTTGCATAAGGGAGATATGGGGATGTCACATTCTACTATTGTCGGCGGTTCAACCGCCAAGCGCGTCAAGAACTGCCCTGGCAGTGTTGCATTAGTTTCTAAAGTTCCGCCGAAGCCATCATCAGCGCAGGCTGAAGAAGGCACGTTTCTTCATTATTGCATGGAGCGTATATTAAACGGCGAATCAATCGACAGCGTTGACGCGTCAGAGGAACAGATCAATGAGAAACTACGGCCTGCGCTCGCAGCGCTTGATGAAATCGACCCCGACAAGCAGATGGAATTTCAGACTGAAGTTCGCGTCGGATTTCCAGAGCCGCTACAAGACGTATTCGGGTCTTGCGATCTTATTGGTCGTCGTGGCGATACCGCCGTTATTCTTGATTGGAAGTTCGGTAGCAATGTCTGGGTTGACGCAGAAGAAAACGATCAGCTCATGTTCTATACCGCAACAGCGATGCATACAGATAGCTGCCGATGGGCTTTCGAGGGCGTCGATAAAATCGAGTGCGTCATCGTCCAGCCGCCCTACGTCAAAGTCTGGCAAACAACCCCAGGCCGAATCAAAAACTTTGAGCGTGAACTGGTGCGTGCTATCAATGCTGCCATGCTTCCAGACGCCCCTTTAAAAGAGGGCGATCACTGCCGTTGGTGTCCTGCTAAAGCTATCTGCCCACTGATGAACGGCCAAGCCAAGCGCGCTGTGCAGATACAGCTCAACGAACTGCCGGATCTTTCAGATGCTCTTAAACTTGCTGACTTGCTTGAGCCGTGGATTAAAAATGTGCGCGAGCTGGCGCTGCAATCTATGGAGCAAGGCAACGACATCACGGATTTTAAACTCGTCCCAAAGCGCGCAACCAGACAGTGGGTGGATGCGGAAGGAGCAAGAGAAGCTCTTGAGCAAATGGGATTGGATATGTCGGAATTGATGGAGACAAAACTCTTATCGGTTGCGCAAGCGGAGAAGGTGTTGAAAAAGCACAAGCTCGCTTTACCGAAAGATCATGTTGTGTCTATCTCAACGGGCAACACCATTGCGCCTTCGAGCGATCCAAGGCCAGCGGTGTCGCAACTCAGCCGAACTCTCTCGGCTGCTCTTGACAAAATAGGAAATGAAAAATGACAGACTTTGGAAACTTACCCGCCATTTCTACTTTAGCAACATCATTACAAGCGTTGGCTGCGGAGATCCCTGCACGTCCGCGTGAGGTGTTCATAAAGATGGATAAGACGGGGCATTGGGTCTATGGAGCGGATCAGACTGAGATTGAGCCTGACTCGCTATGGGCAGTAAATCCCTTCTCGTTTGTGCATGGTTACGTTTGTTGGGGCGCTGAAAAAACGCCTAACATGGGTAAGCTGCTTGGCGAGGCTATGGCGTCAATGCAACAACCTCTACCTGCAATGCCAGAACCGATTCCTGACTCTATGGGTTGGGAACCACAGTATGGACTTTCGTTCCAGTGCGTTAGTGGCAACGACAAAGGTTTGTCGTCTCGTTGGACTACTAAGGCTAAGGGCGGCGTCTCTGAAGTTCAGCGCATCGCATTAGAGATCGCGCAGCATGTCAAGACGGACACGTCTACGCCTGTTCCTGTTGTGCGTCTCAAGAGTGGACATTATCAGCATACAGGCGGATATGGCCGTGTCTTCACGCCATCGCTTGAGATCGTCAAATGGACTAGCCTGGACGCTGAACCAGAAGTCGAAGAAGTGACAGAAGCGCCAACGCGTCGTCGTCGCGGTTGATTGAGTGGGGGCGCAAGCCCCCATTTTTCGGAGAACTTACATGTTATTTGTGCCTGCCTATTGGCCGTTCTTTAAGAGCGGCGAACTGAGACGCTTTGACTATAGCAACCCTGAAGCGCCGTCGTTTACGTCTGTGTTTAGTTACGACAAAGGCTCTGACTCTATGTTGTATAACAACTACGACAGCGCCGGAACGTGGTTAAACAAATGGTATTATCGCTACAACCCTGGCTTCGGCGTTGCTGAATGGCGCGATGATTATCCTAAAGGCAAGAAGGTCGTGCTATCGCCGCCAATAGGGTGGGGCGAGTTTCAGGAAGTCGGATCGACATACATCGACTATCCTAAATTTGACTTTCTAAAATGCTGGCCGATGGCGTTTAGCAATGGCACGCAGATCGTGCATTTTGAAGAACAGATCTCACAAATGAACGTGCTTGGCGTTTATTACCAAGACGTGATCCAGTTTACCTATTTGCAGAACTGGAACGGCAAGCCTGCGACCGGCGCGCGCTATTGGATGGCGCTTGGCGTTGGGCCGATCAAGACGCAGTTCCTAACGCAAGACGCGACA